CGCCGGCCCCGTCCCGCTCGGCGCGTAGTTCACGTTCACGCTGAGCAGGATCTTGTCGACGATGAAGCCCCACTTCGCATCGCTGCCGTCGGGCTCCTGGCGCGCGTCATCCAGCACCACCTGAAAGCGGTTGCGGATGCGCTTAATCTTGATTTCTTGGTCGAACGACTTCTGGTCGCAATACTCGGTCAGGATGCGGAAGTAACCGAAGCCACCGTCGACCGACTGCTCGTAGGCCGTGTCATAGGCGAGGTCGGCGCCGCTGATGTCCTCGATGTGCCGGACCAAGCCCTGCAGGACGTCGGCCACTTCCTCGTCGCCCTTGTCGTCGACCGGCCGGATCTTGATAGACGGGCGATTCTGCTTCTCGTCGTTGACGACTTGCCGAAGAAATTGGCCGGTCTTGTCGACAACCGGGCACGGCCGCGCCCCCTCCGGGTCCGACTCGCGCGCCCGCTTGACGTCGGCATCCCACTGCTCGAGGTTGCGGAACTTGATCGCCTCTTTCGCAGCCTTGCGGTTGGCGTCCTCGGCCTCGACGCCACGCTTGTACCGCTCGCGGGCCGTGGCTAGAAGCTTCTGAGTCGGCGTGCCGACCTTTTCCTGTGGTTCAGCCATTTATGCGGCCCATCCGTGCGCCCCGGCTGGGGCTTTCCATGTGTCGACTGGCACGGCTTTCTTCTCTTCTCGGACCATGCCGGGGAATAGCTCGCTCATGAGCCACACGAAGGCGTCGGCCCTGTTCGGTGACTTCTCGCCCGTATAGCCGCGGTCAGTGAACCCGCAGAGCTCGTCTTCGAGCTTGGCAAAGTTCCCCACTAGGCGAATCTTCCCCTGCTCGTGCAGTGCAGAGATAGGCTCGGCGCGTACAGCCTTTCCGCGGCTTGCGGTGACGAGCTTGAACGGGCGCTTCCTGCCATTGACCTTCGGTTGAGTGTCGATGACGTAGCCCACCATCGCCCCGCCGTAGTTCTTCTCGCCCACGATCACGTCGGCGTCGTGGCGATCGAATGCGTCCGTCGCCACCTTACCCCACGTCTTCGGACCCGCCTTGATGGTCAAGTCTTCGAGCAGATAGCCATTTCCGTCCACGCCGAGGCCGCCGACCATGATCCCGATTTCATCGTTCTCGGCGTTGTCGTCATCGTCCGACCCTGACGGGTCAACCGATACAGCCATGCGCTGCATGTCGGGCAGCTCGCCGTCAGTGACGCGCCACTTGTCGAGCATTTCCTCGGTCCACAGCGCGCCTGGTGCGACCTCGCCATAGAGCCCGTCCAAGAAGCGCCGCTTCATACGCGCCGGCAGACCCTCCAGTTCCTTGAGGTAATCGGCCGGCAGGTTCTCGAGGTTGTCGCGCGGGTTGAGCGTTATCTGCGCGTAGTTCAACTCGTCCGCCAATGGGCGCTTCGTCTCTGGGTCGCGCTTCAGGTAAAAGACCTGGTACGACCAGTGCGACTTGCTTGGCGGGTTGCAGTCGTAATACATCTTCAACGCGAGCTGCCGCATCTCACCGTCGAGCGCGTACGAGACATTTTGCGCAAGACGAGTAACCGCCAGATTTCGCGAAGTCCAAGGAATCTGGGAGCACTCGTTGAGGTAGATCGTTACGAACTCCTTGCCAAGGATCTTCTCGGTCCGCTCTTTGTCATCGAGCCCGCCGAGCCAGATTTCCGACTTGTTCGGCAAGGTCGCATACCAATCCGACTTGTTAAGCTCGTAAGGGACATTGGGAAAACACTTCGCCATGACCGTCGGCAACGTGTCCAGCCCAATGGATTCCTTCACATGCTTGAACCTGAAGCGCAGGATCGCATGCCGGCTCTTCGGTGCTTTGATGGCCCGAGTACAGATTGCCCTCACCAAAACCGCCGACTTCCCCGATCTCGACCCACCATCCAAAAGGATGTGCTTCGCCTGACCGGCTAACAGTTGATTCGCCGCCTGTTGCTTCGGCGTTAGGTTCAAAGCTGCGCATCGGCGCTCAACAGGTGAACGACGATGTCTCCGCCATCCGCCCCAGTGATCGCTTGCGCCGCCTTGCCATCCATGCGATCGCCGATCTCCTTCAGCGCGGTCACGTCACCCTCAAGAGCCCTGTCAATGAGCCTGTCCGCGAGCGCGCGCAACTTCTTCCCATCCTCGGCGAGCAAAGCTCGATTGATCGCCTCTGCCCAAGGGCGGTTCTTCGTTGCGTTCTTGTTCCCGACCGGGGCTCCCATTGTGTTAAGCCTTAGCGCCTTGATTCTTCTGTTTCAGCCGGCGAGCCATTTCCTTATTTCCCTGATGCGGGATGTAATCGGACTTGACGCCAACCGTGGCGAGCACCTTCCGCTCATCCAGAGGGATTTTTCTTGATCCAGTCCTTCAGCCACTCGATTTCCTTGGACTGAACCTCAATAACCTTCTTGGCAAAGTCCACGATGTACCCGGACTGGTAGTTGCGAAGTAGATCCCGAGACATCTCAACGGCGTTCTTGTGATGCTCGATCATTTCTTCTGCGTACTTCATCCTGGTCATTGTTTGCACTTTTCACATCTCCTTATTAAGGCCGCCGTCCACTGCTTCGCCTCCGTTGCAGGCTCGTAGCGCAATAGGTCGCCTTGGAATCGAGGGGGTATCCCTTTTTCTTGTTCCACGCCGAAACTTCTACGCGACTTGTATCCTCTTGCTAACCGTATGCGTAGCGGTATCTGCTTCCGCTAGACGCTGAGTCGTGAGCCCGGCTCCGCAGTAGGCACTATGGAGGCGGATAAGAGCCCGGCCATAGCCGTATCCAGGCTCCCCGCCCTTCAGCCAGTTGCGCGCCGTACAGTCAGCGACGCAAAGCGTGATGGCGACGCGGTAGGCCGTGCAGCCGGCGTTGTGCAGGTCGACCATGATCTGAGCCCAATCGACCTTCGGCGGAAGGATGAAGTCTGGCTTCATGACTCGACAACCTCCACGCCGTGGACGGCGAGCATGAGCTTCTTCTTGATACGGTAGACGTTGGTCTGGTAGCCCTTGGCGTCCTCCACCACCAAGGCGCCGGAGCGCTCATAGACGAAGTCGGCGATGTAGTCGCAAACCGTGATGCCATTGACGGCGAGCGGGTAGACGACTTGCCGCTTGAGGTCTTTGATGGCACCCGCCTTCTCTTCGAGGCGCAGATCCATCCACCGGCCGCGCTCGCGCCGGCTGGCGAATATCATCCCGTCGGCCTCGGCCTTGATGTTCCCGTACTTTCTCTTTCGGCCGCCGCCGCGCTTTTCCTTCGACACGGGCGACCGATCGGAGATCGTGTGCGTCTTGACGCCCCCACGCTCCTCTGCTCGCTTGCGGTACTCGTCAAGCTGATCCGTCGTCCAACGGACAGAGTTAACCATGCGCGGCCTCTCGCTGGTAGAACTCCATTTCCGAGCGCCACTGGGGATCAGACCACTTGACGCCGCGTTCGTTTCCAAAGGCGTAAAGCTGCGTGATGAACTCGGCCGCGTCCGACACGCTCGAGGTCTTCGTGCGCTTGTTATTCAGCACAACGGGTGAGCGGTTATCGAAGGGATTCTTGACCACCCGCTGACCGAACGCCGCGGCGTAGAGGAACAGCTTCCACTCGTCGACCGACCACATCTCGCCGTCAAAAGAGACCTGCCTGCTGATGTCCCTGATCATCGCGTGGAGTTTTCTCCTCTCCTTGTCGCTTATTGGTTCGTTGTTCATAGCGCGCGCATCCGTGTTGTGGCGGCCACCAGTGATAGGGCTTGCCGAGCGCACACCTGAAAAACCCGGTCACGTATCGCGTTTCCTTGGTGATGACCGGCGAACTGTGGGCGCAATTTCCGCATTTGCTTTCGTTTTCCTTCAAAACCCACTCCCTTATTCCCCTGCTCCCTGCCCGTTTGGTGGGCGCACCTAGCCAACCCTGAGTCAACGAGGTGCACCTTCAGTCATCTGCCCGTTCGGAGCCGCTGACACCCGGAAGCCTTTCGGTGCGTGGCTGCTTCCTTCGCCGGCCACATGCGCGATGTTTCAGCACCTTCCCCACAGTTCGCCTATCTCCATTCGCGCCGCTGCTGGCTGCCCGACCAGCGCGAGGTAAACCGCGTCTAGTCGTCGTTAGCAGCTCGCAACGTCCCTCCGTATGGCAGCATTTCCCACAGCACCGCCTCTAATTGCGGTCTTGGGTTTCCAAGGTTTCGCACCAACCATCCCAGAGCGCGCGGATATAGATGGATCACGCGGCGCTCCTTTTCTTAGTCAGTCGCGCGTTGCGCATCATCGCTGACGCGATCTCGGCGTCTACTGCGCGGCGTATGTCGCCCTCACGCTGCATGCGCCCCTTCGTCAAGAGTCGAGCGGCGAATATCTCTTGCCGGTAGTCGGCC